CAACGTCGTGAAAGAGCTGAGCCTCGGCCAGCAATTCTCACAGTCGAAGTTCATCGCCGAAGAACTGTCCCTGCCGGCAGCCAAGGCTCGCGCGCTGTATGCCGATCACTTTGATGTCGAAGACGGCAAGGTCGTGCCTTACGACAAGCCGCGTGGCGCCGCCAATCGCACCCCGCTGGTGGATGCGCAAGGCAACCACATCGACTTCGAGGCCGCCTTGCGGAAAATCGTTGACGCTGATCCTGACAAGGATTCGCTGCTCAAGAGCAAAGTTCGTCAGGGTGCCGCTTCTGGCAGCACTCGTCCGGTGCATCTGCCTGGCTCGAAAAATGAGCCAACAGAGATCACTGGACTGGCGAAAATCGCAGCCGGTTTGAAAACCCTGGGTGTCACTCGCTAGTTCAACAAAATAAGTCACCAGTGACTTGATATTGGCATGCCACCTGTGCTAAAGTATCAGTCATCGGTGACTTAGAGCGACATAGGTTCCGGCAATCAATTCAACTTTATCTAAGGAAAAGCAATGCCACTGTTGCAATCTGATGCCAACCTGCTGAGTAACAACCAGCTCGTCGCTGGCGTCATCGACCAGATCATCGAACGTGACGACACGTTCGCCGTCCTTCCGTTCGTTGGTGTGAACGGCAAGGCTTATGTCTACAACCGCGAGAACACGCTGCCGACTGCCGACTTCCTGGCTCCGAACTCGACCGTGAACGAAAGCGCTGCCTCGTTCAGTGAAATTGTCGCCGTTCTGAAGATCCTGGTTGGCGACACTGACATCGACAAGTTCCTGCAAACGACCGAAAGCGACACCAACGACCAAATGGCGATCCAGATCGCCAAAAAGGCCAAGGGCGTTGCTCGCGTCTTCCACCAGGCACTCGCTTCTGGCGTGTCAACCACTGGCGGCACGCTGACCTCGACCGGCTGGACTGGCGGCACGCCAACCAACGGTTTTGACGGCCTGCCCACGCTGGCTGCTGAAGCCCAACTGCAAGCAACGGCCTCTGGTCTGCCTGCTGCGCAAATCATCGCTGCCACCAACGGTGCTCCGCTGACCCTGACACTGCTCGACCAACTGGTTGACGCTGTGCCAAACGGCCCGGATGTTATCGTCATGCGCCGTGGCACCATCCGTGCGTTCCGCGCCTTGCTGCGCGCAACCTACGGCACCGACGCCGTCATGCAAATGATGGAAAACTTCGGTCGCCCGATGCTGACCCACAACGGAATTCCGGTCATCATGAACGAATTCCTGAGCGGTGCTGAAACCACCGGCACCAACGCCAACACCTGCTCGGTGTATGCGTTGCGCCTGAACGAAGTAGACGGCCTGCACGGTCTCTACGGTGGTCCTGACGCTGGTATCGTGGTCGAGAACATCGGCACGGTGCAGAACAAGGATGCAACCCGTATCCGTCTGAAGTGGTATTGCAGTCTGGCCCTGAAGAGCACCCGCTCGATCGGCCAACTGTCGGGTATCACCAACATCTAATCGGTGTTGTGATTCAGTCACGGCTGAGTTAAACTAAGGGCGGCCCAAAAGGTCGCCCTTTTTCATTCAAGGATAGGAAATGACCAAGCTAGTTTTGCAAGACCCCGCAATGGCAAACTTTACCGGCACGCTCGGTAATGTGCAGTTCACCAATGGCACGTCCACCTACGACCTGTCGCCAGAGTCGATGGCAGGCGTCGCTGCGATTTATGCCTGCGACACAGCTTCGAGTGGCGGCACGGACAGCGGCTCGCTGGAAGACACCACGGCAGCAGGTTTTGTCGAAAGCGACGTGGGCGACACCGATCAAGCTGCAATCGTCGGCACCGTGGTCGGCAACGGCCAATCAGTTGGCTCGAACAGCGAGACTTCTGAAAGCGCTGACTCGACCGGCAACGTGATTGACGGCGTGGGCGGCACGACCTCGAACTAAAGCGTAGACAAGCGCTGAAAGGCAGCAAGCAATGAAATTGCGATTGAAAGAAGCGGGCTTTGAAGGCTACACGGGTCAGTTCGGCGTTCACGTCTTCCAAGACGGCCTGACCGTCGATCACGTCTCGGCCCAAGACGCGACCCGTATCTCGGCAGTCATGAGCGCCGAGTGGGAAGACGGCACCCCGGCCAACGTGGGCCAGATTTATCTGGACTCGATGAACAACCCGGCGCCGATCGAAGCAGCCCCTGTTGAGCGGGCCGAGCCAGTCAAGACCGAAACGCCGACCCTGAAATACAGCCGCGAAGCGCTCGAAGCCGTGGCTGACGAGAAGGGCATCAATGGCCTGCGCCCCATCGGTGACGAGTTTGGCGTCAAGTCCACGTCGATCGCGGGCCTGATCCAATCGATCCTGAAAGCTCAAGGCGCCATTCCGCTTAGCTAATGGCTGACATCGCGATCTATCTGGCGGGAACGCCAGTCACGCTGACCATTCCTCTCGCTGATCGCGCGGGGAATGCTTTGAACTGCTCGTCTGTGGACTACCAAGTCCTCGACGATATGGACAACGTCTTGATCGCGCGCAACACCATCGCACCGTTCACGGCAGGTCAGGCGTCCGTCACGCTCACGGTGCCGTCACCATTCAATGCGCTGAACCCCTCGACCGACCCCCCGCAGAAAGCGCGCACCGTGCAGCTCTTTTGCCAAGTTGGTGGCAACACGGTGCTGGTCGATTTCCCCTACGGCATCACGCAGGGCGATCCTTTGGTGGTGGGCGTCAATTCGTTTCAGACCTACGCGACGGCGCTGATGACGGCGCTGCAAGTGCCCAATACCACTGGCTGGGATGCCGCGACCGATGACGACCGCATCGCGGCCTTGATGGATGCGCGCAATCACCTGTGCAAGCTGAACTACAACCTGCTGAATTCAAACGTCAATTACAGCCAGGATCAGCTCGCCTACCTGCCTGAAGGCGTGTATCAGTCCCAATTCATCGCACGCAACTCCTTGTTCCTGTTCTCGGGCAACCTGGAGCTATTGACGCCCCAGCAATTCACGGTGCTGCCGCAGCGCTTTACCTCAGCACTGAACCTGGCTCAAATCGCCGAAGCCGACTTCATCTTGGGCGGCGACAAGACCGAACTTGATCGCCAGTCTGGCATCACGCTCGATGCGATCGGCGAGACCAAGCGCATGTATCGCTCCACCAAGCCCCTCGAACTGCCGGTGTGCAAGCGCGCCATGCGTTACGTCAGCTACTTCGTCACGTTTGCCAAGGTCGTCACGCAAGGCTAATGGATCACATCGAACTCGCGCATGCGGTGACGGAGCAGTTTAAGCTTCTGACCGCAGCGCTCCACGGCAAATACCTGGCCCACGTCGCGCCCGGCCAGGAAGTCACGCCTAACACACTCAAAGCCTACCGAGAAGAAGCTACGGAGCTGATCTCGGCATTCAACATTGGCGCAAACAACCTGTGCGCAAACTATGAAGTCGATCAGTCTGGCGACCCATATGACGAGCACGTCTGGATGTCGCCGCGCCTGACCGAGATTTCCAAAAAACTCAACGACCACGGCGTCTCGATTGCCCGACAGTTGATTCGCAAACTTCAGCACGGCAATCCAAAGCTGCTACCGAACGCAACGGGCGCGCTCGCGGCTCTTCAGGCGCGGCAGATGCTCGAACCCAATTTCAAGCTGCATGACGCCGCCGGCCGGGGCTGGACCGCAAACAGCCTGGTGGCCTCAGACGTGCAGGACTTTGGCTACCAGACCATGATCGACTATCAGTTTGCGCGCGCAACAAAAGACTCAACCAAAGTTCGCGTTCAGCACCCGAACCCAAACCACAAATTCCACGAGAAAGTGCTGACGGCGGAAGAATTTGCCACGCAGCGCCTCGTGATCTTTCATCCAAACTCGCAAGCATGGCTGGTGCCGCATGTTCTCTCCTAACCTGCCATGTCTGGTCTATCTAAGCTCGGGCACGTCTGACATTCACGGTCAGCCCACGCCCAGCACGACCTCGATTGCCGAGCGCTGCGCGGTCGTCAAGCTCGCCACAGTCAACCAGAAGACCTCGATCCGGGCCGACAGCTCTGGCAGCCGCGGCAACGCTCGCGAAATCATTGTTGATGCCGTAATCCTTTTGACACCCACAACCAAAGCCAATATCGACGACATCATCAAGGTCAACAGCGTCGGCATCCGTATCACGACCAAGCAGCCGCAGTTCGACATTCAAGGCAACATCGACCACTACCGGGTTGAAGGCATGATCTGGAGAACCGTATGAACCTGCTACCGATCTCAGACAAGCTGCAAGCACTGAACCTGGGCGTAGAAGGCACAAGCTTGTTTGTGGACATGATGCCGTCCGAGACTGTGAACGGCATCTTGCTGCGCAACCGCCTGTCTGGCACGCCAATCAACTGGTATCTGCCAGGCTACTTGAAGGGCCAGTTTCAGGTCATCGTGCGCGCGCAGACCTACGACGAGGGCCTAGCTCTCATGAATCAGGTGACGAGCGCATTGACGCTCTACGAAACGTCGCTCGGCGCCATCTACATCAAATACATGCGCCCCAAAATGCTACCTGTGGTGTTCCCGCTTTCGAATGGCGAGAACATCGAGTATTCGGTCTACATGGATGTCTGCTTTACCGAGGCGCCATAATGCCAGTCACCGTCGAGGGAATCGAAGAACTCAAGCTCTTGATCCAGCAGACCGGCGAGAAAGCCGTGAAGGGCGCTTTGGACCAAATGAAGATTGCCGGCGTCGAGATCCAGGAACTTGCGATCAAATACGCCCCGGTCGATAAAGGCAACCTGGAAGCGGCCATCAAGACCGACGTTGAGGGTGGCGGCCGCAACGAAGATACCGGCCAGTTCCAGCGCAAGGAAGTCTCGGTCTACATCGACATGGACATGCCTGTAGACGATCCGGGCCGCAAACATCAAGCGACCGTGGGCGATTACGCCTACGAGATTCACGAGCACCTGACGCCGGTCGGCCCCAAACAGCTTGGGCCGCTCAGCCGCGAGAAGCAAGCAGGGCAGTCCGAAATCGTGGGTGGCGGCTTCCTCGAACGGGCCGGCAATGATCTCGAAGAGAAGATCCTGGCGGATGTAACGCGCGCCGTGGTCGAGATTATCGGTTCTGAGGAGTAGGGACTAGCAATCGCCGGCCTCGATGTGCTATGATAGGCTAAGTCACGACTGACTTACCAAACCTTTGCTAAGGAGCATTTGAATGACCACAAGTAGCACCAAGAACGTCAAGCTGGGCGTCTGCTACGTTTATTTCGGCGGTGTGAACCTGGGCCTTACGCAAGGTGGCGTCGAAGTGACCGTGAAGACCGACACCCACAAGACCAACGTGGACCAGTATGGTAAGTCCACGATCAACGAATTCATCATGGGCCGCGACGTGATGGCAAAGGTTCCGATGGCCGAAACGACCGTCGAAAACCTGGCCGCGATCATGCCTGGCTCGACCCTCGTCTACACCGGCGGCACTGTCGCATCGGGCACCATCACCATTGCCACCCAGCCAACCGCTGGCATGGAAATCCTGGTGAACGGCAAGCTCATCACCTTCGTTGCTGCCGCTGACGGCATCGACGGCCATGTGGTGATCGGTTCGTCTGCTGCGAACACGGCACTGGCTCTGGCTGCCGCACTCAACGCCACGACCGATCCGCTGGTTGCTCTGGCGACCTACACGGCCGCCGCGGCAGTCGTCACCGTCACCTACGGTAATGCGCTGACCTACGGCGCTCCAGCCTCGGCAGCCGGGCCGGCTGCCCAAGGTGGCGCACTGCTCGAAGGCAACAACTTCACGCTGGGCGGCACGAGCTACCTGAGCACCACGACTGGCGCTCCGGTGACTCTGACCATGACGGCCGGCGCAAGCGTCACGTTCTCGGGCGCGGCTCTGACTGGCGGTGCTGATCCGACCTACAAGTCGATCACGACCACCACCAACATCAACGCCAACCTGTTGAGCACGGCCAAGGAACTGCGCTTCCACCCGATCTATCGTGTGGCGGGCGACAAGACCGAAGACTTCGTTGTGCCTCTCGCCAACTGCCCTGGTGCGATTAACTTCGCATACAAGCTGGAAAACGAGCGGATTTACAACGTCGATTTCAACGGCTACCCGGACCCGATCACCGGCAAGCTCTTCGGCGTCGGCATCTAAACTCAGTCATCAGTGAGTTAGACAAACAAAAACGACAAGGCCCGGCTGAGAAGTCGGGCCTGTTTTACTTTAAGGAGCAAGAGAAATGGGCAAGATTCTTAACCTCGAACAACTGAGCACCAAGTCCGTCCGTTCCGTCAAGATCGCCGGCACCGAATACCCAATCCCCGAAATGACCGTGGACCTCTTCATTGAGACCACCAAGGCCGCCGAGGATATGAAAGAAGCATCCTTCTCGGACCAGCTCGAACTGACCATCAAGCTGATCCTGGCATCGATCCCCGGCGTGACACGCGACATGCTCCTGACGCTCAACCTGGACCAGCTCCAGGCGCTCGCAGCATTCATTCGCGGTGCCGATCCAGAGAAGCTGATTGCAGCCTATGCAGACGCGGTTGACGCCGATGCAGCGCCGGCCGCTGAGTCCGCAGAAAGTGGCGCCAGCTCCACAGAAGGTGGTGAAGCGGGAAAGTAACAGACCCGGAGGAGCAGCCCGATATTGATTTCGGGTATCTCTTCTGCCGGGTCTTGAACTTCTACCCGATGACGCCGGCAGAGCTGCTGGCGACACCCATCAAGACGTTCTGGTTGATGAGCGCCAACGTGCGCCGCATCCAGGCCGAGCAAGACATTCGCTCTTTGTTTAACCACCTGGCAGGCCAAGGTGGCGAAGGCATGAAGGATCATCATTCGCGCCTCGTCGAAGAAGTCGGCATGGTGATGAAAAAGCCAGTCGAGGTCAAAGAAGCATTGGCCCCGGATGGCAGCAAGATCACTGTGGAAGTATCGGTTGAGAGCAACGCGGATGGCTTCTCGGAATTGAAGGACATGGCAAGGCAATTCGGTTAACAAAGGGCTGCAATGATCGGCGGTGAAATCAAGGTTGTAATGTCTCTTGACCCGGACGGCCAGTTTGGCGTCCAGGTTCAGAAGGCACAGAAGACCGTCGATGAACTAAAGAGTTCGATGCTGGGCACGTCCACGGCAGTGGGCAGCTTTGAACAGAGCTTCAAGAATGCCGGCTCGACTATCCACGACACGGTTGTCACCCTGTCGCTGGCTCGCTTTGCGCTTGAGGAAATGCGAACCATCTTCCTCAGCTTCCCCGAGCACGTCATGGAGACGACGGCCGAGTTCGAGCGCATGCACACCATGCTCGAAGGTCTCACCGGCTCGACCAAGGGTGCCAACGACTCGTTCAACTTCCTGTTCAACATGGCGCAGCGCGCGCCATTCGACATCAAGGCCCTGACCGACACCTTCGTGAAACTCAAGGCCGGCGGCCTCGACCCAATGGACGGCTCGATGCAGGCCGTCATCGACTCGGTCGCTAAGTTTGGTGGTGGGTCTGAACAACTCAAGTCAGTGTCGCTCGCCTTGCAGGAAATGGGCGACAAGGGCGTCGTCTCGCTGAAAGAACTGCGCCGTCAGTTGGGTCAACAGATCCCAGGCGCCATTCGCGCAATGGCGATCGGCCTGAATATGTCGGTGGCTCAGCTCGACAAAGAGATCAAAACTGGCACGCTTGAAGCGACCGATTCGGCCAAACGCATGCTGGCTGAACTTGAGATCGAGAACCAAGGCTCAGCGGCGCGCATGATGACGACCTGGAACGGCATGGTCGAGCAGCTTAAATCCAAATGGCAGATGTTCGAAAACGACATCGGCAAGGACGGCAGCAGCGGCATGTTCGACCAGCTCAAAGGCCAGCTCCAGGAACTGCTGAATGCCTTCAACGGCACCGCCACAGCCAACCTGCGCGCATCTCTCGGTGATGGACTTTCGGCCTTAACCGACCAGATTATCGTTGCGAAAAACGCCATTATTGAATTCTGGAGCGAGATCAAAACCGCTGGCGAAATCTTTATCGCCTACTTCGCCGCAAGCAAGATTGCCGGCGGTATTGGCGTTTTGGCCGATGGTTTAAATAGGATTAACACGCTGACGCGAGACAGTATCGCGCTCAAGACGGCCGAGAATCAGGCTAACGAAATGAACGCGGCCAAGGCTCGATATGCCGTGGCGGCCATTCACGCTGATAAGGCAGAAGCTTTGGCGGCCGAGGCAAAAGCACAGCGCGACGCCGATGTTGCTGAGGCTGATTCTCAAACCGCGTTGCTCCAAAAGAAGCTTGATGCGAACAAAGCTGAGGTGGCTTCAAAACTCGAAGCCATCAAAGCGATGGAGGCAGAAGAGCTGATCTATCGTGAAAAGCAAGAAATCTGGGAACAGGCCGCGGCTCAGCGTTACGCGCAAAAAAGCAAAGGCACTAACGCCGCTGGTGGCGCTTACGCGGCCAAGGCCGGCGAAAACCAGATGGTTGCCGAATCGCTTGTCATTTTGACGCAAGCGGAGCGCGAAGAGATCGCGGCTATTCGAGCAAAAAATGCTCTAATCATTCAAGAGATTGCGGCCAAACAAGCTTTGCGCGCGGTCGTGACTCAAGAAGTGGCGGTGCTCGAAGCCGAGGCTGCAATGGAAGCGCGCCTGGCTGCCGAAACCGCGGCAGTCACAATGGGCACCATCGAGCTTACGGTGGCTCAAAAAGCCGCTCAAGCTGTTGCCGCTGCCGGCTCCTTTATTTGGTCCGCGATGGGCGGCTGGATGGGCGTGCTGACGGCCGCAATCATGGCCGGCGTCTACGCATGGCAAAAATGGAAAGAGGCAGCAGAGCTTGCTGAGGGCGCCGCCGATCGGGCCATGCACGCCAAGATGGGCCTCGCGTCCACCGATGAGCTTGAAAAGACCACCAAGAATCTCGGAAATCTTCGCAAAGAGCTAGCCGATCTTCAGGAACAACAGGAAGAAGCTAAAACTGGCGTTAGCTCTGATGGTCAAATCAGCGGCATCGACTCTTCTGCAAAAGCGATGGAAGCGCGCGCCGCCAAGATCAAAGAGATCCAAGCAGCCATTGCAGCAGACACTCAAACCGCCGCGGCGTTCCAACAAAACATCGTGCGCGCCGATGGCGAGCAGCTTGGTCGAGCTTATGCCGAAAACGCATCGCGTGAAGTCGAAGCGATCGGCAAAGCCTATTCGGACAAGCGCGCGGCCATTATTCAAGGTCAAAAAGACGAAGAAGAAGCAAAGCAAAAAAGCCAAGCCCAGATCGACGCTGACGGTAAAATCGCTCAGGAAAAACTGACCAAGCTTAGCCAAGAAGAATCCGATCTCCAGGCAAAAGCCGCAAAGACTGCACTCGACGGCTATCGCGCGCGCGCAGAAGCATTCAAAGCGGCAAACGCCGGCACGACTGATGTAAACACACTCAAAGAGATTCAAGCTCAGGCGACAGCGCTTGATCTCTTGAATGAAAAATACAATTCCTCACTAAAGCTAGCTGACACCGCATCCAAATTTACGACGCCAGACGTTCACGTGGCTTCGGACAAAAACTACAAGAACCCGACCGACCCGCTGGTTAAGGCGCTCGACAAAGCTCAAGCTGAAATGGAAATCGCCAAAGAAAAAATGGCGAACATTATGGCTGGCGCCACGACGCTACAACAGATGCGCGCTGAAGCGGCCGAGAAGGTGCTGGGCGATGCAGCAGGCGGCGCTTTCGACTATCGCACCAAGGGTGCTGACGGCAAAGAAACCGAGCACAAGGTAGGATCTGATTCTGATCGCCAAAAATGGGTCGAGCAGTTTGCCAAGGTCATGCAGACCTTGCCAAGTAACGCGAACGACGCTGATGCCGCGATCAATAAGTTCATCAATAGCCTGAATAACGTCAGTGCTATCGACAAGCAGCGCATCCGCGATCTCATCACCTATCGCGCCGCACAAGAAGAAGAAAACGCTCAGATCAAGATCGCTGCTGATATGCAGCGGCTTTACACCGATGCCAAGAGTGCGATGATTTCGGCGCAGCGCAATGCGGCCGATCCACTCAATAAAGAATCCGCAGCCATGCAAAAGCTGCGCAAAGACTTCGCTGATTTAGCCCAGAAGGCCGGCGAGTCGGGCGAAAGTCTTGCAGAATTTGACGAAAAGCTCGGCGGTTTAGCCGGTAACGCGCTCGCCGCTCAGTCGATGGCGGATCTTCTTGATCGGATGGCAAAGACCGAGAAGGAACTCGACGACTACAAACAAAAGCCCAAAAACGAGAACACCGAGGAGCAGACTGCCTCGATTCAAAAGCAGATCGACCAAGTCAACAAGCTCATGGCTGCTGAAATGGCGAAATCGCAGCTCATCATCGATAACACCAATCTGGAAGTCGGTGCGCGCGCTGCTGCCGTAGACGCTCAAGTCAAGCTCGAATCGGATGCCGCCAACCAAATCGCCCTGATCTGGGCCAAAGCGCAGGACCAATACAAGACCGGCCTCGATAAGCTCAAGCAAGAGTGGCAAGACACGACGGCCGAAATGAACAAGGCTTCGACCGAGTGGGCCAACAAAACGATCGACACCATCCAGACCATCATCAATGGCGGCAAGGTCAACTTCAAAGCGCTCGCCGTGTCCTGGCTTCAGGAAATCGAAAAGATGGCGTTGCAGAAGACTCTAGGTAACGCCGTCACGGACCTGATGGGCACACTTGGCAGCAGCATCAACGGCCTGCTGAAGCAATTTGGCGGCCTAAGCCTGCCCGGCACGACCGGCGGCTCGGGTGCGCTCGGCCCACTGGCAGCGCTGGTCGATCCCACAACGAACAGCCTGCGCGTTCTGAACGTGGCTGGCGGCCCGCTTGGACCTGGCGGCACCCCCGCGCCTGACGGTTCAGGTGGAGCCGGCGCCGCGCCTGGCGCCACAGATCCTCAAGCCGGCTTCTTTACCAAGCTCGAAAGCGGCTTCTCGTCTGTGTGGCAAAACATGACGAGCGGCTTTAAAGGTCTGTGGCAAGACTTGCAGAACTTCATTTCGGTGCTCACCACGGCTGGTGGGTCGGGCGGCGGCTCAGGCGGCGGCCTTTTTGGTTCGCTCTACAGCTCCATCTTTGGGGGCGGTGGTGGCGGTGGTGGTGCGGCCAGCAGCGCGGTCAATGGTGGGGATGCTTCAATCCTTGGTTCCTCGGGCGAGGCATTCGAAATGTTTGCCACGGGCGGCATCATGACCTCGATGGGTAAGCTGCCGCTACGCAAGTATTCCGGCGGCGGTATTGCAAACAGCCCACAAATGGCAATGTTTGGCGAAGGCTCGACGCCTGAAGCTTACGTGCCACTCCCGAACGGCAACTCGATCCCAGTGACGATGCAAGGCGGAGGGAAGGGCGGCGACCAAAACATCACGATTCAGATTAACGTCGCTCAAGACGGCACTTCAACCACCAACAGCCAAGGTGACAGCAAGCAGCAATACACCAATCTGGCGGCACAGGTAAAAGCAACCGTGCAGGCTGAACTGGTCAAGCAACAGCGGCCGGGCGGCCTGATCTACCAAAACCGCCGATAGCTGAAGCTTGATAATAAGTCAGCACTGATTTAGAATCAGGCAATGTCCTTTCCTTCCTTCCCAGCAGGCTTCTTCCCGGTTTTTGGTTCGGCCGGCGATAAGAAGCCAAACGTCACTGTCACCAAGTTCGGTGAAGGTTACGAGCTGCGAGTGCCAGAGGGAATCAATACCAACCCAGCCAAATGGACGGTGCAGTTCGAGGACACCCGCGCGAACATCGCGACCCTCGATGCTTTCTTGAGCACGCAAGGGGCTGTCACGCCGTTCATTTGGACCGCTCCTGATAGCACCACGATCACGGTGGTGTGTCGCGCATGGAAGCCAGTCTACAACCAGGGCTACGGCGTCTTGACTGGGCTTTTCGAACAGGTCTTTGAGCAGTAATGGCAATCGCTGACGAAATTCAATCGCTGAACCCTTCAGCAATGCTGGAGTTCTTCACTCTGGATGCCACCAACTATACGGGCGGCCCGGTGCTGCACTTTCACGCCGGCACCAACTCGCTCTCCGGCCCAGTCACCTGGCAAGGTCAAGTCTATACGCCGCTGCCAATCGCAGCCTCTGGCTTTGACATGACCACGCAGGGTAGCCTGCCGCGCCCGCAGCTTCAGATTGCCAACATCGACGGCCTGATCTCGGGCGAGCTTATCGAGTTCAACGACCTCGTTGGCTCCAAGATCACCCGCAAGCGCACGCATGCCAAGTTTCTCGACGCAGTCAACTTCCCAGGCGGCGTAAACCCGACCGCCGACCCGACTCAGTCCTACCCGGATGATGTCTGGTATGTGGAACAAAAGATGGCCGAGACGCGCTTCATGATTACCTGGGAACTGTCCTCAGCGATGGATCTTTGGGGCGTGCAGCTTCCTCAGCGTCAAGTGATTCAGAACTCCTGCACCTGGATTTATCGCAGCGCCGAGTGCAGTTGGACCGGCGGTTTCTACGACATCAACGACAACCCCACTAGCGCCGCCAACGACCAGTGCAGCAAGCGCTTGAGCGGTTGCAAGTGCCGCTTTGGCGGTGGTGTTCTGCCATTTGGCGGCTTTCCTGGAGCGACAAGCTATGACATGCCCCAGTCCCAATAAAGAAATGCTCGAAGCGATGCAGGCTGAAGCCGCTCGCTGCTATCCCAACGAAGCTTGCGGCGTGGTGGTGCAAGGCGACAAACGCGCTTTGGTTATCAATTGCCAAAACGTCGCTGAGAATCCTCGCATTTATTTCCGCATCGACCCAGTGGAAATGGCAACCATTGCTCGCGACTACAAAGTGATCTCGATTTGGCACAGTCACGTTGACCAGGCACCGACGCCGTCGCCGGCCGACATTGCTTGCTGCGAGGCGACCGCATTACCGTGGATCATCATTTCCGTTCGCAAGCACCGCGATACCAACGAAGTCACCTTCGATGGCCCGATCGTGCATGAGCCAAGCGGCTTCGAAATGCCCTACATCGGCCGACCCTACGTGTATGGCGTTTTGGACTGCTACAGCTTGTGTGTGGACTTCTACAAGCGCGAGTTCAAGCTCGACATCGACGACCACTCAGATAAGCGCCAACCACGATTCTGGCAATACGGCACCGATCACTTCGGCCAGTCGTTCGAAGAGACCGGCTTCGTGCAGCTCTTCAAACGGGAAGAGCCTCAGCGCGGCGATTTGTTCCTGATGCAGATCGGGGCACGGGTGCCAAATCATATCGCCATCTACAACGACAACAATCGAATCCTGCATCACTGCCACGGGCGTCTGAGTAAAGAGGACATCTACGGCGGATTTTGGGACAAACACACCACGCACCACTTGCGTCACCAATCGCTATGCAAGAAGAACACCTAATCAAGGTCTACCTGGACGGCGCGCTCGGCAAAGTCTTTCCTGCCGAGTGGGAAGTGTGCGCGGCCACGCCCGCTCGCGCCTTGCAGATCATCAATGCCAATGAACCGAAGTTGCTGCACTGGATGCGAAACAACAAGGATACCTACGGCTTCTATCGCATCACGGCCGAGTTCGAAGACGGTCGCATCGAGAACGTCGGTCCTGAAGAACTGAGAATGGAGCGGCGCGTCAAGTCGTATCGCTTTAGCCCCGAAGTCAACGGCTCTGGCGCGCTAGGTGAAGTTTTCGCCGGCATCGGGCTAATCGCACTGGCGGTATTCGCACCAGAACTCTTGGGCGCTTTCGCACCAATGATCTTTGGCATGGGTGTGTCGATGGTGCTGGGCGGCATCATCAACGCTCTTAGCCCCCAGCCCAAGCAAGGGCAGCCCAACACCGAAGATGGCTCACAAGGCAGCTACTACTTTAATGGCCCGGTCAACACCACTGAACAAGGCTTGCCTGTGCCAGTGGTCTACGGTCGCGCACTGGTTGGTTCGCAAGTGATTTCGGCCCAGATCGACATCGACCAAATCAACCCATCGACCACCACATGACAGCCAATCTTCGCACGATCGCAGGCGCCGGCGGCAGCTCGTGCTTTGCGCGCGGTAGCCAAGTTCAGCTTGAGGGCGGCTTAACCGTTGCGATTGAAGACCTTCGCGTCGGTGACATCGTTCTCGGCTTCAACGACAAGGGTCAAATCGCCCGCCAGACGGTCACGAAGCTGCATCATCACCCCGAACCATGCCCGCTGCTCTTGGTGAGGTTCTGGGGCGGTTCTGTGCGTATTACGCCAAACCATTGGGTGCTCAATCAATACGGCAACTTCGCAGAAATCGGGAGAATGGCGATCGACGATGCACTTGTCGATGGCTTGGGACATCTGCGTCCGATCCTTGAAGCGACCAAAATCGAGCCGGCTGAGACCTTCAACCTGACCGTCACGCCTGACCACACCTTCATCTGTGACGGCGTGCGGGTCCATAACGGCGGCCATCGCGAAGTCTTCCCAGTCGTGGCCGGCGCAGGCGGCGGTGGTAGCTCGAAGTCGTCGGGCGGCTCGGCACCTACTGAAGAATCGAACACTATCGCGTCGCAAGCATTCATTGCGATCCAGGACTTGCTCTGCGAGGGGCAAATCGGCGGCTTAGCTCTCGGCGCGCAGTCGATTTACCTGAACAACACGCCTTTGCAAAACCCCGATGGCAGCTACAACTTCAACGGTGTCACCTGGGACCAGCGCACCGGCTACCAGAATCAGCCAGTTATGGCCGGCTTCAATGACATTGAGACGCCCTACGAAGTTGGCGTTCAAGTTAAGGTTTCAGTGCCCTACACGTTCTCGGTTGCGAACCCCAACGCCGATCATGTGCGCGTCATCGTCGATATTCCAGCACTTGAGACCACCGACACCAACACGGGCGACATTCACGGCACCACGGTCGAGTATTACTTCCAAGAGTCGATCAACGGCGGCGCATGGGGTCTCATTACGGCCGGATACAACTGGGCCTATGGAGGCACAGCCAGCTACCCCTACTACTCGGACCTTGGCACAACTGCGCTGACGTTTACTCCAAGCGCGCCCAATAACGCCGTGTCTGGCACTGTGATTTTGACCGGCGCCAACAACGGAACAATTACTTTTCAGCCTGAGTTTCAAGCGACTGCGGGTGGCCCCTGGTATGCGTTCGGTTCAGAATACTCGATGGAATACGTCAGGTCTGGCGAATACCAGATCGTTAACGGGTCTGGCTCGGGAGACTCTTACAACGTCATCACCACAACGCAAGTCACACAGCCTGTAGGCATCGTATCGCCCCAGCAGTGCGTTGCCGTTCGTCTGGTGATTGTTTCAGAAACGCCAGGCGCTGGTTTGGCAATCAGCAGCTACGGCAACGTGCAGACTGGCAACCCGACCAATTACGTCACGATCAACGGCAAGACCAATTCGAAATATCAACGCTCGCACTTGTTGACGATCACGTCACCAGGCACGCCGACCTCGTTTCGCATGGTGCGCGTCACGCCTGATTCGACGTTCACCTATCTCGAAAACGACACCTACGTCGATAGCTACACCGAGATTGTCAGCCAGCAACTGAACTACCCCAACTCGGCACTGGTCGCGATTCGTCTGAACTCGGCGCAGTTCGACTCGATCCCGACCCGCAGTTATGACGTGCAGGGCCTCTATATTCAGGTGCCAAGCAATTACAATCCGGTCACGAACACCTACACGGGTGTGTGGAATGGCACGTTTACCGGCATGGTCTCGAACAACCCGGCTTGGGTGCTCTATGACATGCTGACCAACAAGCGCTATGGGCTTGGCAACTACATCAACCCTGCGCAAGTCAACGTCGGCACGCTCTATCAGATCGGCCAGTATTGCGATGAGCTGGTGCCAAACGGCTTCGGTGGCTACGAAAAGCGCTTCACCATCAACACCGCCATTCAAACCCAGCAAGATGGCTACAAGCTGATCTCGGACTTGTGCTCGGTCTTTCGAGGCATGGCTTTTTGGACTGGCGGTCAAGTCAACTTCATGCAAGATGCGCCCGGCAGCGCGTCGATGCTCTACACCAATGCCAACGTAGTTGACGGAATCTTCACCTACGTGGGCGGCGCGCGCAAAGATCGTCATAGCTGCATCAACGTTACCTGGAACGATCCGAAGAATTACTTCAAGCGCACGGTCGAATACGTCGAAGATCCAGAACTGATCCAACAGCTTGGCATTCGTCGCCTAGAGACGGTCGCATTTGGCTGCTCTAGCCGCGGTCAAGCCTATCGCACAGGAAAGTGGATTCTCTACACCGAGAAGTATGAGTCAGCCTACGTGCAGTTCAAGGTGGGTCTCGATTCAGCGCTTGTAATCCCTGGCGAGCTAATCGAAATTCACGACCAGTATCGGGCCGGCAAGCGCTTTGGCGGCCGGCTGATTAGCTGCACCACGGCAGGCGCCACGCTCGACTCGGCCGTCACCATTAACGGCACCGGGCAGATCAACATCATGCTGCCAAACGGTCAGTTCCAAACCGTGACCGTCAACGAAGCGAATCAGACCACCAACACCGTCACCTTCGCTACTGCGCTGACTGCCGTGCCAGTGGCAAACGCCATCTGGATCATGCAAGAGGCCGACCTGGCGCCAATGCTGTGCCGTGTGGTGGGCGTCACCCAAGACAGCCCCGACAACAAGCACGAATGGACGATTACGGCCATTCAAAGCAACCAGTCCAAGTATGCGGCGATCGAGGATGGCTACCCGCTTCAGTTCCAAAACATTTCGATTCTCAGCCCAAGCTTCGTATCGGGCGTCTCGGAATTCACCATCACCGAGACCCAATACCTGGCGGCACCGGCGACCATTGGCAACAAGCTCCACCTGAGCTGGTTTAGCCACTCGACAAGCTTCACCCTCAAGTATCGCCAGATCGCGCCGGTCTATAGCAACTGGAAGACCGTTCAGATCAGCGACAGCCCGGCCTACGAGATCGACAACGTCGCCATTGGCACCTACGAGTTCCAACTCTGGTCAACCAATCCGATCGGCGTGCAATCGACCATGCTCGATCAGACTTTTGTCGTCACGCCCAAGACCACGCCACCGCAAGACGTGCCTGACCTGTTTGTGAACCCAGTCATCAACGGCCTGACGTTGACCTGGGGCGTGGTGACTGACTTCGATTTGCAAGGCTACGAAATCCGGCGCGGTGCTTCATGGGATACCGGCACGGTCTTGGTGCAGAACTTTCAAGGCAACTCGTTTACCGATCACGTCACCACAGTTGGCACCTTCAACTACATGGTGCGCGCCATTAACCTGGAGCAAATCTACAGCGCCGACGTGACTTCGTGCGCCTACACAGTTGTGCCTCCTGGCTCAGTGTCGGGCTTTACCTGTGTGACTAATGGTGGCGTCATCACCTTCCGTTGGCAGCCAAATCCCGAAAACAACATCGAGTCCTACGAACTGCGGGAAGGCACGAGCTGGGCCAACGCCAACTTCATCACGCAAGTGGCGGCGACGACCTACGCTATCCCGGCCAGTTCAGCTACGGGCACGCGCACCTTCTGGATCAAAGCGATTGCAACGCCGGGTGTCTACTCGACCGACGCCACCTATACGTCCACTGTGCAGGCGCAGCCGACCGACCGCAACATCATCTATACCGACGACCAATACGCCACGGGTTTCCCCGGCATCTTCTACGGCTGCGACCTGCTCGACGGCTACATGGAGCTGATTCCAGGCAGCCTGTATGCAGAATACATCTGGACGGTGCCGCTGCCTTACCAGGCCGACGCGCGCAACACGCTGCAAGGCTTCTATACCGCCATCATCGACGACCCCACGACCTGGGCTGAGGCGACCTGGAGCTGGGACTCGCCGTCGGCTGGCCGCGCCTGGATCTCGGCCGGCGACATCACCACGGTCAACATGGACCACCAGATGTCCTTGCAAGTCGGCCTGACCTCAAGCCAGATCGACGGCTTCACGCTCAACGGCACAACCACCAGTCTGGCCGGCACCGCAGCATCGACCGCAACTGGCGTGGCATATGCGACCGGACGTTTCGCTCAAGGTTTGCAGATCACCGACGAGACCACCAAAGTTGGCTGGACCAAGACGGTCGCCCCCGAGTTCAACTCGACCATGTGGATCAAGCCGGTCACGATCACCAATGGTCAGATTTTCTGGCGGGTTACGTCTGGCTCGGTCAGTCTGGAAGTTGGCTACAGCGTCGCCAACGGCTGGTTCTACCTCACCGATGGCACCAACCAGATCACGGTGCCGTATGCCCTGACGGCCGGCGTCGAATACTTCATCGGTATCAATCAAGACAGCACGGGCCGCGGCCTGTATGTGTCTGCGCTCGGGCAGACCGGCATCAGTTCGGCGTGGAACTATCAGAACTACGCACCGATCAACGGCGCGGCCAATATTAGCTCGATCTCGCTCTACCCAGCCTCGGGCACGGCCGGCAGCCCGGCTGACAAGCTCATCTTGTCGTCACTGGTGTTTGGCAACACCGTGATGAACACTCAAGCACAGTGGGACGCTTTGTCGCCGCTCAGCAGCCAGGCGGGGTATTCCAATTTCACCCCCTACATTGTGGGCGACTACAACTATCTCAACGCCATCATCAAGACGATTCTGACTTCAACTTCAGACTCGACGCCGCAAGTCAACGTGCTGGAAATGCTGGTCGATCTTCCTGACATCACGGACGGCGGGAGCAACGTCGCGACTTCGGCGTCAGGCCCGGTCACAGTCAACTTTAATCGCCCCTTCAACATCGCACCAGTCGTGACAGCAGTGCAGCAGGGCGGCACTGGTTTGGCAATTCCTCAAATCGTAGGGACACCAACCAAGACAAGCTTTCAGATCCAAACGGTCAACGCCAGCAACGCCCTCGTCGCTGCCGAAATCTCCTGGGCTGCCAAGGGCTATTGATCTTTCATTTACCAACTGAGATAATTCAGCAGTGACTTACTAGGCCACCATGCAATCTTATACCGCGATTCCGTCGTCACAATCGGTTACTTCGTCCTTGCTTTTGCTCTTGGACAACGACCTAACGGCGATCTCAAACAGCTCCGGCACCACATTCCCGACCACGAACCTTCAGGTGGGGATGTTCTGTTTTCGCACCGATACGGGCCAGGTTTGGCAGCTCATAAGCTTAACTGGCGGCACGGGCGGCACACCGCAGTGGATCTTGGTGCTCGACACCAATCATCAGCCCCTCTTTGCTGATTCGACAACCGTCACAGGTGGCTCGATCATCATCGAGCAGGGCGGCTCGACGGACTCAAACGTAGCGATCGAACGCCTGTCTACCGGACAGCTCAGCCTCCTGACCGCGTCCGGTCAAGCACTTCTTGCTGGCCTTTCTGGAAGCATCCTGGCGTCAAACGCTTACTTCGACGGAACCAACTGGCAGCGCTGGAGCACGTCAGTCTCTTCTGCCTATCTAAGTCTGTCCCAATCTGGCGTGCTTTCGACGGCCGTGGCCGTGGCAGCAACTGGCACGATCACTTGGGGCGCAACCTCGTATTTCCCGCAATCGAGCACGAACCCGACATCGGGAACGCTCACGTTCGCACAATCGATTGCGGCCGCCGGCTACAGCGGCGCCACTTACAGCCTGGCAAACGGCACCGGCGCGGCGCAACTGTCGAACGACGCCAACACCAACAACTTCAAGATTCGCACAGGCCCATCGAGTGCCTACGTCTACACGACCGTTGACGCAAGCGGCAACATGGTGGTGCCAGGCTCAGTAACCGCCGCATCGCTCATTGCGAACGGCGGCACCAATACGGGCGTGGTCTACCTTGGCTCGTCAGAGACGTATTACCTGCAATACACCGGCACGACTTACTACATGCCGGCAGGGCCGCTCCAAGTTGG